TCCCGCTCGATCACAGTCAATCGAGCGAATTTCAATCCGATCATTCCATCGTCCATATCGACACCTTAATTTCTGCGCCAAGCAATCGATGCATTGCGACAATAAAAACCTTTTTCAGCCAGCTGCTGGTGTTGTAGACCGCGCATATCCCTTCGGCGCGCATAGAAGTATCTTCGACACCTTTGCTTACGCTTATAAAATACATTTTTGTCTCCTGTTTTGTTTATTGATGAATACATATTATGTACTATTTTTCATCATGTCAACAATTATTTTTATATTAATTAGGCGCCGGGGCATCGCAAGCGCCATCCTCCCCAAAATTTAACTTGCGAGCCGCCCGGCATTGATCGGAATGCGCCCTGCCTTGATGCAAAAAACATTAGCGGCTGCATGCTGCCAGGCAGGCTCCCACGTGGCCGGATCGCTTATGCCGGTTTAAAGGAGCCGCAGACGAAACTACATTTTTAGCTTCACAACCAGACCTCCTCGCAGCGTTTAGAGTAGACCGGCACAACCTCGGACATTTCTTCGCGGGCCGGCCAATCCCTGCAATAGGCGACAACAACACCATCCCCGTGTTCTGCCGCCAACTCTTCCAGCATCTGGATATACTGCCGAATAGTCACAATTTCTTTCATTTCCACGCTCCTATTAAAAAACAACCTTGTTGTTATCGATTGTCACACTATAAACCGGCTTTAAATTCTTGCCCGGCGTATCTTCCCCGTTTGCGTCAAAGTGGCATTCCAGATCACCGAAACGATCCTTGATTGCCTTGAGCTCTTCTATCACTTCACTTATCTTTAGCGGCGTCATATGCATTTACAATTTTCTCCAGGTGATGTATAGCTTTTTTGATATCTTCGATCCTATCCCCCTTGTGGCCAGCACGCATCAAGTAGGCTATAGCGGTAAATTTGTGATACGCCAACTGATCCGATAGCGGCTGCGTATCAAAAAAAATCGAACGGCTGTATTGGCATAGCAAGGTAATGCTCCCCACCAACCTGGCGATTATTTTTCATTCCTCCACCTGCATCCCAAGCTCGCCAGCTATGAGCAGCTGATCCATTTTTAAGCCATCCTTGTTGCGTCCAATACATCGTATGAGTCGCTCGCCCACAAACTCGACAATCTCAACAACACTGCGGGGCGCAAAATAATGATCCCCAACCCGAACCCGTCTTTTATCTCCAATTTTCACAATACCTCCGATACTTTTAAGTTAATTAACACTACCAATCATTGAATCCATATTATATACATCGCGCCAGCATGTCAACAAATATTTTTTGGCTGTTTTTAGCGATTTAATGACCGCACCCTTATCGTCCTATCAAAAAACATTTATCGTTGAAATTTGGGCCGTTTTCGTGCGATCTGGAGGCATTGGCGCGCTGCAGGACAAACCCAAAACCCAACCCATGCCATGTGAAAGTCGTTTCCTTTGCCGCCTTCGTTAACTACAACAACCATCCTCAACTGCAACCACCTGATTATATTGGCAAATATAAAATCAGCCAATGAATGATGCCCATCCTTTTTTTCTGCCAGTTCAGATATCGCTTCCTTTAAGTTGTTGATTATTAAACTGTTAACCTTGTTAACAAATTCACTTGTCATTTGGTTAACAGGCTAACCCCATGATTTTTAGTCTATTTTGCCTTCTCATATATATATAGTTAACTAATTAACCTTGTTAACCATTTACTTTAATAACATACACACACGCACACGCACACGCACACGCACACGCACACGCACACGCACGCACGCACATGCGCATTAAATCTCTCTCGCGGGGGAAGTTAACCATTTTTTTGGTTAACAGGCAATTATTAATTAAAAATCAATTGGTTGCTTGCGATTTTTTTGGTTAACACGGGGTTAATCGGGGTTAATTTTTTAGGTTAACAAACAAAAAAGCCGGTGATTTGTGGTCACCGGCTCATTGAAATATGCGGGAATCTATATCTTTATCTTGTAAACTCCGGTCGCCTTCCCGTAAATCCTCACAATTGAAATGGTTTTATCTTTGCCGGGAATAAGTAATTTTCTATTAATCAGTTGCTTTATTGCAGGTTTTCGATCGAATCCCTCTATTGCTTCGGCAAACCCGAATGAGTTAAGGTAATAGGTCCTGCTGCCGTCGTCATCTATATCGTACCAGCCAGCGTGATTTTGTACTGATGCAAAAAGCTCACCGGGCCCGGAAACTCTCTTTGTAAATCGGCTTTCCTCATGCCGCCGAATATACATCTCAACCTGCTTAATCAGCTCAGACTCCTCGATGCTACTTACTGGCATATCAACCTCATCGCTGGTGTCATGGTAATCAAGCCACACTGCCATCGATTCCGTGGCCGCCGCAGTCGCATCGCCTTGCTCCCATGGAACAATATCGTACTTACTGGCTAACTCACCTGCCATGGCAACAATTTTAAGAGTCTTGGCTATCCTGCCAGCCTGCCCGGTTGACGTGTCGCCGATGTTGATCTGATCCAGCCATGCCGCGCAATCCACCGGGTCACTGACAAACGCCTCTACAAAAGCCGGGCCAGCAGTGCCGTAGTAACGCGACGATGCTTCACCCAGCACATCCGCGAAAGCAGCCCCGCTATCCCAACGGTGCAGAGTATCAAACGCGCCATACTCCCTATTTACCCACAAGTCGATAAGCCTAATCATTTGTCCAGCGTGCTTATCATTGGCGCTCATGGTTGTGCTGGATCGCTCTCCGGACGATAGCACCATGGTTCGCCACGTGCGCTGAGGCAATGGCCTGCCGTCTTTGGTCATGCGGCGCTTACCTTCCCCGTTGCCGATCATGTAGATAGATCCGCGCAGATCCCATTTGTCGTGCTCCGATATCTCATCCATGGCAAGCAAACAATCATTTGATTCGGTGCAGGCCGTCTCAAGTCCGTTTTGCGTCATGCGCCACGACCAGCGGAAACGCTCATCGCCCCATACCGAACATGCCGCAGAAAGCAGCTTTGTTTTGCCTGTTGAACTATTGCCGAAGAAATGGATGCCGCCGCCGGCAGCACCGCAACGCTTGAGGATCGCGCCAGCAAAAGCCGCCGATATAGCCAGCACCATAAGTTGATTGCCCGCTGCCATGGCGCCCACCGTGTCTCGCCACTGAGACAAGGTCCCGGACCGACCGAAGCGTGGCTTTATCCCGGACCCAGTCGCCTGCAGCACAGTCTTGTATGCGTCGGGTCCGTATATACCAGCGTCTGTCGCGTACGCCTTGCCATACCATCCCGTTGACGGAGCAGCAATCAATCGCTGGCTGGGGTTAGCCTGCTGGATGTACTTTGATACAAGCGGATGCGACCGTGTATCAACGTCAAGATTTCTCTCGCGCAAAGCCTGACAAAGCAGGTCGCCATTGGCTGTAAGGTACAAGCCGGCCGCCATAGACCATTGCCGCCACGTACCGGCGATGGTTTTAAAGCGCAAAAGACGTCCGCTGTTATCCTCGTTTGGGTCTGCCGTTATGGCGTCAACGTGCAGAGGCCCGCATATGCGCTTGTATTCCGGCAGCATATTCTTGCCTTTCGGGATAAAGCACCAATAAACTCCAGGGAGCGCCCATTCTTTGCGATTTCCCTTGTAAAGCCCGTGGTCGGTGTCCTGCTCTATGACGGCGTATTTTGTCAGGCCATCCAGCACCACCCAGCCCGGAAGTTGGTCGACATCGGGGAATGGGTCGGCACCATCACGCGCACTGATGGCCGCCTGTATAATGGTCTTGATGCGCGCCGGGTCGCGAACGTCATTGAAATCGCTGTCTTTGTCCGCTGGCATGGCGATGATCGCGCCCTTTACCTTCTTGGCTGCATTTAGGCCGGTTCCGTTCGAATCATTATCAGCACAGACAATTATCATTTTGTCTAAAAAGTGGTCAGCCACGTAGACAATATTGCCGGCATCGAAAGCGATAGCTACAGGCAGTCCGGTAGCCTCATGGATGCTAACGCCGGTGGCAAATCCCTCGCATATGGCTATGTATTGTGAGTCATCACGATTGCCAAGCAGGTAATACGATCCTTGCTTTTTTCCGCCAGATAAGGGCCGCTTGGTGCTGTCACCGGCGATAAATTGCAGGCTGGTGAGTTGTTTGTTTGCGCGCATCGGTATCACAAGCAAATCACCATGGAGCGATTCGGATAAGTCTTTTGATATGGCCCGTGCCTCACGTTCCGAAATGATCTTGCAGTAGTATGGGGGTATTCCTTTGTCCTTAAGGTATGCATGCCCGCTGGCGTCATCTCGTGCCTTTTCCCATATGGCCTCAGCCACCGTAACTGCCCGTGCATGGCGCTCGTCCCGCTCTTTCTGGATAAGTTCCATATCGCGTTCAATCCTCTGCTTTTGCGCCACGGTAAGCTCGCCATCGCGAGACCAAAATGACTGTAAGCAGGCGCGATAGCATCCGAAGTGGCCGAAGTCTCCGTGTGAAACATACCAGCCGGCGTTATCGCCGCGCTTCTGGCTGGTGGCAAATCGATGAATCTGACCATCGGCTATGATGCCGGCAGGATGATACCCGGCAAGTGCCGACGATATTGCGTCAAGCATAGATTGCATATATAATTACTCCTGTTTTGTTGGATGTTTCATTCTCACTCCCACTGGCCCGGCTAACTACCGGGCTTTTTTTTATGTTAGTTCGTATTGACAGCAAAATCAAATATAATATAATTATATTTCCTACTCAGCATAATTAAGGGGATTTGACGTGGAAGAAGAAAAATTGACCTCGGCAGAAATTGCCAAGCGTTACGGCGTGCGGCATACAACAATTGTACACTACGCAGCCATAAAAAAGGATTTCCGGGGATGGCGTCCGAAAAAAGCGGAAAATGGACATCACATAATCTGGAGGAAAATAAATGAAAAATAAAGTGTTTTTGATTGGCAACGTAGGACGAGATCCTGAAATCAAGTACTTAAGCAATGGCGATGGTGTGGCGAATTTTTCGCTGGCCACGACCATGAAAGTCAAGGGCGAAGAAAAAACCGAATGGCATAAAATCGTCGCCTTTGGGAAAGTGGTGGACGTTATCGAAAAGTATATAACGAAAGGCTCCAGGATATGCGTCGAGGGCCGCCTGAAGACAGACGAGTGGGAAGACAAAAACGGCGCGAAACACTACACAACAAAGATAATCATGTCTGATCTGTCGATGCTTGGTGGCGGGAAAAGAAAAGACAAAGAGCCTGAGCCATCAAGAAAACAATCAAAGTCAGATGATCTTGACGACGTGCCGTTTTAGCAACCACAAATCCGGCTCAATTGCGGGACGGGTATGTTGGCCACGATGATTTTTAAACCTTAATGGAGGTTGTTATGCAACAAGACGCAATAGTGCAATTAGTTGGCAAAGAGCTCAGAACAGATTCCAGGTTGCTGTCTCGTGTGCTGGATCATAGGCATAGAACGATACTTGAGAATATTGATCGGTATCTATCTGAATTAAAGGCGTTTGGTGAGATTCCGTTTCAAACGGAAGTTGGTGACGTTAGAGCGCAGGGCGGGAGGAGCATTACGCGCTACGCTCTTCTCAATGAAGACCAATGTTATTTCTTACTTACTTTGATGAGGAACTTAAAATGGTTCAAGCGCTATCCCTTGCAGTAAAAAGATTCGGAAGTTTGGTTGTTGTGAAACGATCAGGGTCTATAGGCTCCAAAGCGGCATGGGAGTGCTTATGCGATTGCGGCGGAGAATCAAGAACAACCTCTAGCAATCTAGTAAGCGGACACACTATTTCCTGCGGATGCTTGATGAGATCGATATCATCTAAAAACGCAATAAAAAGAAACACTATTCACGGCCATAACCGGTCAGGAACTGGAAATCAAACTAGAACTTGGAGCTCATGGTCTTCCATGTTGAAGCGGTGCAGAAACCCAAAAAACAAAAACTACCCTAATTACGGCGGTAGAGGCATATCCGTGTGCGCCAGGTGGAGCGAGTATGTTAATTTTCTTGCAGATATGGGGGAGAGGCCAGAAGGAAAAACACTAGACAGAATAAACGTAAATTGAAATTAAGAGCCAAGCAATTGCAGGTGGGCAACTCTGTCTGAGCAACAAAAGAATAAACGGTGCCACGTCGATGGGTAAGATTATACTTAGAGGCTATCAAGCCGAGGCTGTCGATAAGACAATGGCGTATATCAAAAAGTCTAAAAAACCGTGCATCATCGAAGCAGCCGGTGGCGCGGGAAAGTCGCATATAATCGCTGAAATAGCGAGACTTATACACGACGCCAGCGGGAAGCGCGTGCTTTGCTTGGCTCCAAGCGCGGAATTAGTCAAGCAGAACGCCGGGAAGTTTATCGACACTGGCAACTCATGCAGCATTTACAGTGCATCTGCTGGCCGCAAGGAATTGCGCAACCCGGTAGTGTTTGCCACGCCAATGAGCATATTGCCAGCAATGAGCAGGATAGGCGGGGAATTTGCGGCTGCTGTTATCGACGAAGCCCACAACCTGACGCCCACCGTAAAAAAAATTGTCGATGCAATGCTGGCTGGCAACCCAAACGCGCGCACCATTGGGCTGTCGGCAACGCCTTACCGGACACTTGATGGGTATATATACAGGACTACACCGAGCGGAGCAACCGTGTCGCCTGACCGAGCATATAAGCCATACTTTGAGCGCTTGACATATCGAATAACGGCCGAAACGCTTATAGAACAAGGTTATTTGTGCGAGGAAACGATTCTGCATCCATCAACCCTGTATAAGTCTGCCGGGCTTAAGGTTCGGGCCAATGGTAAGTTTGACGATGACGCCGTGCGGGAAGTTTTCGAGGACAATTCGGAAACGGCCAGAATAGTGTCGGAAGTCATTGAAATGTCATATGGCAGGCGTGGAACAATCATATTTGCCGCCACTATCCGCCATGCCATGGAAATATTCCGCATGCTGCCGGAGGGCCAGGCTGGCATAGTAACTGGGACAGATCGCCGGAGCGACAGGGAGATGACCATAGCCAGATACAAGGCGCAGGAATATAAGTATCTTGTTAATGTGAGCACGCTAACAACCGGCTTTGATGCCCCGCATACGGATGTTATAGCCATCTTGCGCGCCACGGAATCAGCGAGCTTATTTATACAAATGGCGGTTCGTGGGTCGCGACTGCACCCCGGAAAAAAGGATTTTCTGTTGATTGATGCGGCCGACAATGTGATGCGGCACGACGACGGCAAGGGCATATACAAGCCTGCAATATTTCACCGGATAAAAGAAAGAGAACCGAGCATTATAACAGTGCATTGCGAACATTGCAATCATGGCAATCAATTTACGGCGAGGCCAAACAAAAACGGATACACCGGAATATCCCGCGCTGGCTACTGGATGGTTGAAGATATCCAGACGCATGCCATGGCCCACTATGGAAGAAAGTGCCTTGGATGCAACCATCGGTATGAGGGCAAAGAATGCAAGAAATGCCAGTGTCTTAACGACATAGCGGCGCGGGAATGCTATCAATGCGGCGAGTTGCTGGTGGATCCAAACGATAACCTAAAAGACTCGGTTAATCATGTTCGGGTGCGTGATTTGATTATGGAAGATGTGATAACAAAAGCAGGCAACAAATGCCTTAAGGTTACTTTCGACATAGGCAGCAAGAAAATCCAGGCATGGTTCCAATCCAGTCACCTTGAGCGCAAGTTTAGGCGACACCAAAAAGAGGGGATTAAGTCAATCAGCTACAGCCTTAATTCAAGTGGTTTTGTAGTAATTCATGGGTACAATGACATATGAGAAAATCAATCGGACGACAAGCGGCTAATGATGATGAGTGGTATACGCCATACGAAACAGCCGAGAAGGTGGCGGCATTCTTGGCTAATCACCTTAGTTTGGACACGCCCATATTATGCTAAGCGGATATATTGCCGGGAGGACATGAGAGCAGCATACCTAAAGCCCTTAGAGCCGTTGGATTTAAAAATATCCGTGTCACAAGGAATCTTCCAGTTCAAGATGACGGGGCATGGATGCCCGGAGAGGTCGTTGTCACAAACCCGCCATTTTCTCTTTTGGTCCCGTTTCGGGAATTTGCTAAACAAAACAATATCAAATATTGCGTTCTTGCCAGGCAAGCAACAATGCGTGTGGGCTGGCCTATTAGCCTGCTGAAGGACAAGTTCCATGATGAATATGGAAGATCGGTCGCCGCATCGTGGCAGCAGAATATAGTGAATACTGAAGTGGTAGATGATAGAGATTCTTCAATAGGAAATTGCCTTTTATGCGAGAGAAATGCTTGTCCTAAAAACGATTTAACCGGAAATTTTAAGCCCAGAGTAAATCGTCCTCTGTACTGGTTTGGTAACGCAGTCAAGCTAGGTATATCAGGATTCTATTGCAAAGGATATACAGTAAACGGTCAAGTGAAATTTACAAGATTTTTTTATCCGGAGGAATGATTTTGATTTCAGAGCATGCGTCACAAGTAGCGCTTATATCATGGCTTGAGCAGACTTATCCTGACATTTGGTTTTTTGCCATACCGAACGGCGGCAGGCGCGGGAAGCTGGAAGCAATGAGGATGAAGCAAGAGGGAGTCAGGCCGGGCGTGCCAGATTTGATGATACCGGCATTGCGCCTGTTCATCGAGATGAAGCGGCAGGAAGGCGGCTCGGAATCTGACAATCAGAAGCAATGGCGATCTTATCTCAATGGCTGCGGTTATACGTCGGTGGTATGTCATGGGCACAAAGAGGCGATAAAAATAATTGTTGACATGGTTAAAAAATAGCGTATAGTTACTTATATCAAATCAACAAACACAAAAAGGAGTGTGAACATGAAAGTTTATAAAGCAATATGTGCAGTAATCGACGACCTGTCTAAAACCGGCGTCAGCAAGGATCGCAAGAATCAGCAGCAGGGATATCGGTTCCGAAGCATCGATGACTTCTACGATGCGGTCTCGCCGCTACTGCCGAAACATGGCTTGTGCATACTGCCGCGCGTTATCAGCCGAGAATGCGTGGAGCGAGCCACCAAAAGCGGCGGATCTCTTTTTTACACAACCGTCGAGGTTGAATATGACATGGTCAGCTCGGAAGATGGCAGTAAGCACACAATCCGGACAATAGGCGAGGCGATGGATTCCGCAGACAAAAGCACGAACAAGGCAATGTCTGCGGCATATAAATACGCACTTATGCAAGCCTTTTGTGTGCCGGTTGAAGGAAATGATGATGCTGATGCAACAACGCCGACAGAAACCCAGAAGAAAGGCTACACAGACGCTGAGATAGAAAAGTATCTGCCGGGGTGGAAAAAAGCGGGAATTAGCGGACAAGATTGTGTAAAAAGAATCTGCTCAAAATACACGCTAACCGATGAACAAGCAGAAAGAATAATGGAAGAATTGAAATGAAAACAAGAATAGTTCACGATGACATCCAACAAAATACACAAGAATGGGAAGAGTGGCGCGAGCAGCATCTCGGAGCAAGCGACGCCCCGGCGATGATGGGTGAATCGAGCCATGTAACACGCACCGAATTAATCGAACGGATCGCGCTTGGCATCAAGAAAGAGCCTGGATACTTCATGAGGAAGATTCAGCGGCGCGGCCATGCTCTGGAAGCCAAGGCCCGTAGTGAGTTTGCCGAAATCATTGTTGGCGATGATCTGCCGCAGACCGTTATGTCATATGGCATCTTTTCGGCAAGTCTGGACGGTCGCACGCCTGATGGCAAGATCATCATGGAGCATAAATCGCTTAATGACTCCATCCGTTCTACTGGCTGCGTTGAGATGCTCCCAATCAAGTATCGCATACAGATGGAGCAGCAGTTGTATGTGTCTGGTGCTGAAAAATGCCTGTTTGTTGCGTCTGGGAGTGATGAGGAAGAAGCGATTCACTACTGGTACGAAAGCGATCCAGTCCTGCTGGCGCGCATTTTGGCCGGCTGGGACGTTCTGCTGGAGGACGCCAAGAACTACAAGCGGGCACCAGTTGAAGATGCAGCCGTCATAGAAGTCGTGGCTGATTTTCCCGTCATATCTGCCAAGGTTAACGGTGCGATATCCATCATTGATAACTTTAGGGATGTTGAAACGGCTGTATCTGATTTTCTGGCGAACAAGCTTATCAAGGCGCCAGTTGATGATAATGATTTTGCCAATCTTGATAACCAGATCAAGGCAATTAAACGCGCTGAGGATATGTTGAAGCAGGCCGGGGACGATGTTATCAGTCAGGCGGAAGCAGTAGCGTCTTTCATGAAGCGCAAGACTGCACTGGAAAAGGCGCTGCAATCCGCCCGGCTGTCGGCCGAAAAGATTGTGAAGGATCGCAAAGCAACTATCAGACAGGATGAAATCGACCGTGGGGCGGCTGAAATCAAAGCATACATGAATTCGCGTGCTGGTGATATGCCAATTGGAACAGAGCTTGACGTGCTGGGGCCCGGCATCTTGGACGTGTCGGACTACACCAAGAATCTTAAAACCATCAAAAGCATAAAGGATCGGATATCTGTTGGAGTGGCGGAAAGAAAAGTCCAGATAAATCAATTTATCGACGACGTTACAGCCAAAATCAATTGGCTGGATGAAACCTATCCCGAAATGCGTCTGGTGGTGCCTGACTTAGCAAGGATTGTGACTCTGGATGCGGACGAGTTTCGAGCGGAAGTCAAGTCGCGGGCTGAAATGTATGCGAAGGCTAAACCAGCGCCCAAGCAGGAAAAGGGATTTGTGGAACAGTTGGCAGAAAAGTATCGCATAGACTTGCCAACAATGCAGAAAATCCACTCGGAAATACTTGCATACTATAACGGAGAGTAAAATGTTCATTCTCGTAAACAAAATTTGCCACGGAAAGACGGTAGAGCCGCACGTCTTAAACACTGCATATATCCACCATGTAAAGCCGGCCAGTTCTGGGATTTGGGGGGATCATTGCGGTATATACTTTTCGGATGAAAAGATATGGTGGAATGTTGTTGAGTCTTTTGAAACAATCGCGTCAAAACTTTTGGGCGAATGATGTTGAAACGTTAAAAATATTGTGTATAATTAGTTTCAGTGCAAGGAATTGCAAGGCAGCGCAAAGATACGCGTTTAGCAGATTTAATAAAGTCGGTTAAGCGAGTCTCTTAAGGCTCAAGCGCACCGCAAAGCACCGCACCGCATAGCAGAGCAGCGCACAGCATAGCATTGCAAATAAACGCGGTTAGTCGCTTGTTATCAGGCGATTAACCGGGCAAGATTTGCCCAATATAATTTAGATGGAAAGTGGAGGGAAAATGTTTAAAATCATTAGCAAGAAAAAACTGGAAGAGTTGGAATTAAATGCTTTGAATGTAGGGCTGTCACGTGACATGGTTTTCCGTGTTAAGGATTTTATGAGCGCATGCGGCCAGAATGTAACCAGCCACGACCCGGCGCAAGTGTCGCTTTATATTGGCTTGATGGCAGAGGAACTGGCAGAGGCGATGGAGTGCTTATTTCATTCAAAATCGTTCGGCGACATGACGCTTAGGCATACTTATATGCAGGCCATGTCAACGCTAGATCACCTGGCGGCGCTTGGCAAAACTGGAAAGCTAGCCGGGCGGGTCCGCGCAGCCAATCAGGAGCAATTGCTTGATGGCTTTATCGACAGCGCAATAGTTGCACTGGGTGCTGCCATTTCAGCATCGCCGCAAGCTTATCTTGCCACCCGGAAAGTGCTTGCTGCCAATGATGCCAAGACGACAGGCGGACGCGATGAAAATGGCAAGATTCGAAAGCCAGAAGGGTGGCATCCGCCAGACTTGAATGATTTTATATATAGAGAGGATAGATGATGTTTGAAATAATTAATCCGGATGAATCTGGTTTTGAACGGAAGCACCGGTCGACCAATACAGAGATAGACAATTATCCGTTCGAATCAACGCCAGTTGGTTATGCTTTTTTCATCCCGGACGATGGCACCGAAAGATTTTACAAGGTGCAACGCGGCAGGGTAGCCTACTACAACCGCAAGCAGCGGCTGGCGGGATCCCCGGTAAAATTTTCAATGACCGGCGGCGAAAAGGGCGGAGTAAAAGGCGTCATGGTAAAGCGTGTGATATAATTCAGATATTTCTATGTATAATTCATCATGCCGAAACAATATAATTTGACATGCCAGACGAACTAAGGTGGCTTATTGGAGCGGTCATGACTCTAATCACTGTAATAGGTGGAATAGTGGTCAGAGACCGCGAAGTCATGCGTAAAATTGATGAAGGCGACACGCGCCTGGCAGAAAGGATCACGAGAGTTCAAACCGAATATGCCAGAAAAGAAGACCTGACCGACCATGTTCTGAGGGTAGAACAGTCGGTTGAGTCTATGCGCAACGAACTCCGCGAAACCAACCGACGCATTGACTCTCTTATTCTGGTACTCTCAAATTTCATGGAAAGGCCCAAATGATAATTCTATATTTTATTCTTCTGGCCGCATGGCTCGCCGTTGCTTTTGTCGGCTGCTCGTGGTTGTCTAAAAACTGGGCAGTGTTTATGATGGATGTTTTCAGTGATGTTTATGAGGCGCTATATGCTTAAAAAGTACTTGACAAAATTTACCGCATGGGTTTCCGGCAAGATGATTTGCACTTGGTCAGAAGCTTACACCTACTGGTCAATAAAGCTGTCAGCTTTTGGCACGCTGGTTTTCGGCCTGCTTGCTATGTGGCCTGATGGCGCGTTGTATGCGTGGCAGATGATGCCATACGAGGTCAAGGAATGGCTGCCTGATAACCTGACGGCAGCTGCTGCGGCCATTATTTTTGCCATGACAATGGCGTCAAGGGTTTACAAGCAGAGTAAAAAATGATATCGAACAATCCGGCACTCGATAGATACAAAAAGCAAGGGCTGTCCACTGCGGCAATCCTTGCTGTGCTGTATCTGATCATCCCGCACGAGGGCAAAGTCAACAAGGTATATCTTGACCCGGTTGGCGTACCGACGGCTTGTTATGGCCAAACCGGGTACGATTTGTACGGGCGTAAAATTGAGATGGGGAAAGGGCTGCGCTATACGGATGAAGAGTGCGATCTTATGCTGGCGATGAATGTGCCAGAGTATGAGCGTGAGCTGATCAATCTGGTTAAGCACAACGGCTCGTCAGTGGATGGCAGGTTCGCAAGCCAGTATCAAAAGGCCGGCTATATATCATGGGTATATAACCTAGGAGCCGGCAACCTGAAGGCATCAACCATGCTCAAAATGCTCAACGCAGGAGATCATGAGGGCGCTTGCAATCAGCTCGTCAGATGGATCAGGGCAGGCGGGAAGGTCTTACCGGGTCTTGTGTCGAGGCGCGGTGATGAGCAATCGTGGTGCATGGGTCAGGTGCCATGGCATGTTGAGATGTCAGCGGCGTATCTTGAGCGGGGCGATCGTTGAAAGCAATCTCCATCACAAAACCGGGGTTGATACAATCAACGTGAACTGGACGAAATCAGCGGAAATCCCGGCTCTTAGAGTAACTATGCCGGACGTTCGCTATCTACTAATATGAGCGACGCGCTGTTTTATGAGCTCAAGCCATACGCAGAGGGGATTGCCAAGTGGTGGATCAGGACGAATCGTCTTACCCATATTGAGGATGACTTGATGCAGGCGGCATACATCGGATTGCTGCACGTGGCCCGAAATTCGGACGGCGAGAAAGGCGTCAAAACATATTTATTCCGGCGGGTGATAGGTGCCATGGTTGATGAGATCAGGGCCATGGATCACCTGACACGCCCGCAGCGCCGCAGCGGCATGACTGCGGAAATGCTTGATATTGATTGCATCGATGTCGAGAGCGATGATTCCCAGGGCGACTTTCTGGCTAACGAACTGATGGCTGAGGCCATAGGCAAGCTGGAGGAGAAACAACGAGATACCATAATCGGTATTTATTACCGCGACAAAGCAAGCGTCGACATTGCCAGAGATTTGGGATACACCGCATCTAGGATCAGCCAGTTTCATCGTGATGCGCTGGAAAAATTAAGGGAGGATCTGTGTGAACATTTCTGCTGAAGATCTTGCGCCGAATATTTATATTCTGCGTGGCCATGCTGACGGCGACGGCTATGGAGATGACTTTAGCTGTGCGTGCATTGCCATCATAGACGGCCAGACAGCAACAATAAAGGCGCTGGTCGCAGATGCTGGCGAAACGACGCGGGCAAATTACATTGCCATAACAGCATGGTTGAGCGGGATGGGCGTCCGTGATGTTGCATGGGAGCGGTATAAAAACGGCAAAGTGGTATCAATTAAATATCATATAAAATGAGTATTCTCTTAAAAAAGTTTGGTGGTTGGTTGCTGGCGGCCCTATCAATGGCGGCATCTGTTGCGATGTTCTGGCGGTACGCAAAGCAGTCAGAGAGGATGGACCACATAAAGGATCTGGCTGAACAGCAGGAAGCGCAGGCAATCGGGATTATCAAGCAAAGAATCGAGACGGCTGAGATTCAGAAGATAAAGGTGGAAAATGCAAATAAGGTTAAGCAGGACAGCAGCGGCAGCAGTGATGCTGATATCATTGCAAAGCTGCGCAACAAGTGGTCAAGGGACTAAGTACGCCGAAGCGCTGGCAAGTGCGCCGGTCGTTATAGACACGGCATGCGACTGGGTTGGGTACATATATATATCATCGGCAGACACACTGACGGCCGGCACGGCAAGGCAAATATGGAATCATAACGAGGCAGTAGAGCGTAACTGCAAAAAATGATAAATGGTCCGCCAAGATAAGCTGTTCGAGGAAGCGCCGCTGACAGAACTGCCGACGGCAAAAAATATGCTGATGGAATTGGCAGCCATTGCCGTGGGCGGGATGAAAGATGCTGACAGAATAGCAGCCATTAGGCTGTATCTTGAGAAGATTGACGGCGTGATTGACGACGGGGCGGAAGACCACAAACTGGAGATGGTTTTTACCGTAGTCCATAAAAATGCAGATTAACGTCAATTTATCCCCGAAAATATCGGAGGTCTATGCCGACATCCTGCCCGACATGGATCGATTCGGAACCGATATACGTTTTCGTGGCATGAAGGGTGGCAGGGGATCGGGAAAGACGCGGCAAGCTGCCAGTATGACGGCGGCCGTTGCGGTGTATTTCAGCCAGAAGAAACTGAAAGGAAATATCTTATGCGCCAGGGAATACATGAATTCACTGGCCGACTCATCGCTTGAAGAAATAAAAACCGCTATTTATGAGAATAACATGGGGTATTATTTTGATGTCGGCGAGAAGTATATCAGAACAGCAGATCGCCGCGTCAGCTACCTTTTTGCCGGTCTGAATCGCAACGTTAACAGCCTTAAGTCCAAGTCAAACATTATATTGGCATGGGTGGATGAAGCAGAGTCAGTGTCCGAAATGGCGTGGGCGAAGCTTATCCCGACGGTTCGCGGACAGCGATCCGAGATATGGCTTACATGGAACCCGGAGAACGAGGATTCAGCAACAGATCGGCGTTTCGGCAAAGGGCAGATCAAGCATGGCAAGATAGTAACGGTAAACTACAATGACAACCCGTGGTTTCCGGAGGTATTGGAAAAATCAAGGCTTGCCGACCTTGAGAACCTTGACCCGGCAACGTACGCATGGATCTGGGAAGGAGAATATAGGGTTGAGTCTGATGCACAAATCCTTAATGGCAAGATCAGGGTCAGGGAATTTGAGCCAATGGAAAGCTGGGGCGGGCCTTACTTCGGGCTTGACTGGGGCTTTTCGCAAGACCCAACAGCGGCCATTAAATGCTGGACGCATGACAATGATCTGTATATCGAACGCGAGGCCGGCCGGGTGGGGCTGGAGCTATCGGACACGGCAGAGTATCTGATCAATCGGATGCATGACATACAAAATCATGTAGTTCGGGCCGACAACGCCAGGCCAGAATCAATTAGTCATGTCAAGCGCCATGGACTGCCGCGCATAATCGCCGCAGACAAATGGCCTGGAAGCGTTGAAGATGGAATTGCGCACTTGCGATCATATGGCAATATAATAGTGCATCCGCGCTGCAAAGAAACAATAAAAGAATCTCGCCTGTACAGCTACAAGGTTGATAAAAACTCCGGGGACATACTACCAATAATAATTGACAAGTATAATCATTACATTGACGCATTGAGATATGGGCTTGCGCCCATGATCAAGCGCAACGGGTCAAACTGGAAAGGATATTGAAATGATTAACGATGGATTAGTAAATGTTATAGCAAATCTGGGCACGCAGCGAGATAAGGCGGCACACGCGGCGTACTACCTAGAGACGATGAGTCATGAGGAACTTATCGCCATGTATCAAACATCATGGCTAGCTGGGGCGGCGGTTGATTACCCGGTGGAGGACGCCATCCGCAAATGGCGGACATGGGAGGGTGATGATGATGTGGTGGCGCGCATTGTCGATATCGAGGATCGTCTTTACCTTAAGCAGGTACTAAAGGACGCCATGATATCGGCCCGATTGTTCGGAGGGGCCGCCATGTATATCAATGCGACTGGACCGAACAAGGAACGGCCGCTTATGCCAAGTGAGAAAATAATATCGCTGATACCACTTGGCAAAAATAGCCTCGCACCGGAGGAGATTGACCGCGATATCAATAGCGACTTTTACGGGTGGCCGACGCATATCATGGTCCAGTCTGGCGGCGAGAGGGTTCGGGTGCATACCAGCCGGTTTGTGATATTCCGTGGCGCTCGATTGCCAGTAGGCGCGATGGGGAATGACTTTTTCGGCCAGAGTTATCTGCAGCGACCACGGGTGGCTATCAGCCAGTGTGATAGTGTGCTGGCAAATATCAATAGTCTGGTATATGAGGCCAATGTGGACGTTATGCGTTTCGCGGGCTATTCTGACATGCTGGCTGATTCCGCCAATGATTCGGCGGTTACTCGTAGGCTTACGTTACAAGCCGCCATGAAGGGCATTAACGGTGCGCTGGTAATGGACGCGCTGGACGCCTACGATAAGAAATCGGCTAACTTTGGCAGTATTCCAGAGCTTATTGCAAAGTTTCAGGAAATGTGCTCAGGCGCAACAGCGATCCCTGTTACCCGTCTTTTCGGTCGATCTGCTGCAGGATTGTCTGGCTCAGGTGATGGCGATGAACGCCAGTATTACGACCGCGTAAACGTCCTGCAAACCACGGTTATCGGCACTGGAGTGGAACTACTTGATTCGGTTATTCTCAAAATGGCAGGCGCACCGGCTGACGTTAAATATTCGTGGAATCCTCTCCGGCAGGTAACAGAACTGGATCGCGCGAAAATATTCCTAGATACCGCAGCAGCCGCTCGCACACTTGCAGGGAATGATGCAGGTGCTATAATACCACTTGACGCGCTATCAGATAGCGTGATAAACGAATTGCAGGCTCAAGGCGTGTTACCGGGCCTGGAAGATTCGGTGGCACAATATGGTGGCAGGAACGAACAGGGATTGCCAGAAAATGATTATTAAAGATTCAGTTACGATCGACGCCTCAGAGCTATCAATTACTAGAGACGGATATTTAGTCGGCAAAGGCAAGATCGCGCGAGCTGGCAACGTGCAGCAGTATCGTGGCTCAGAGCTTGGATTGACCGGCGAGGATGCTAGTAAGATTTTCGGGGTCTACCGCGACCCTGACATGGTATTTGATAAAGAGAGCATGCAATCATTGGCTGGCCGGCCTGTAACGCGAGGCCACCCGGGCGTTGAAGTGACTGCGGATAACTGGCGCGATTTGGCAAAAGGGCAAGTCGGCGGCAACATAGCCAGAGAAGGCGAGCATGTTGTTGCGTCCATGGCGATCATGGACGCGGAAGCAGTCGCAGAAGTCAGGAATGGGGCCAAAGGATTATCAGCCGGCTACACTTGCGGCTTAGTAAAAGATGAGGGAGTTTCGCCAGATGGCGTGCCCTATCAGTACAGGCAAACTGGGCCGCTGCGTTTTAATCACGTGGCGTACCTGCCTGACAACAACCCGCGCGCGGGTAACACCACCATAGGAGATAGTATAATGACGTTAAAAACAATCGTGCTAGGGGATCAGGCAGTGCAAGTTGACCCGGCGAGCGAAGTGCATATTGTGGCCTACAAGGCCATGCATGCAAAAACCGTGGCAGATCATGCTGTGACCATCGAGGCGAAGGATAAGGAACTTGGCGAGCTTAAAGCCAAGTTAAAGCTAGCCGAGGATAAAGCCAATATCAATATCGATGCGCTTGTGGCCGAGCGATCAGCGTTTATCGCTAAAGTGCACGCCATTGATTCGGCCATCGATTGCACTGGTAAAACAGACGTGCAAATCATGCGGCAAGTCGTGGCTAAAAAACTGGCTATCGAAGTTTCGGACAAAGAATCTGATGACGTTATCCGAGGCATGTTTGCAGTCGTAGCTCAAGATAGCGATAAGGTTCGCGAGGCGCTCAAGGATAGCGGATCGACGGTGCAGCCCGAAGATGCATACGAATCATATCTTAAACGTATCACCCGGCAGGAGGTGAAATAATGGCTTTAATCCCAAATCGCAACAAACCAGCAACAGGCATTGTTGGCACATTGGCAAACATGGAGGAGGATAATGCCAGAACTATGATCGCCAGCGCTGAGTTCGTGGCCGGAATCCCGGTGACTTATGGTGCGACAGAAATGTCATGCAAGCCTCTGGTCACGGCGTCCATATTTATCGGCATTGCACTTCGAGCAGCTAACATGCTTGGCACCCCAGCCAGTGATGGTACACCCAAGTTTAAGCAGGGGGATACAGTCGGCGTGGCTGATATGGGATGCGTTTTTGTCCTGGCTGGCGGAATAGTGGCAGAAGGTAACGTGGCTTACTATGACCCGTCAAACGGTAAATATTACGCAGCCAGCGCTACCGGACGGCTGCTGTTGCCGCAGTGCGAATTCGACGAGGCGGCAGCAGCGAATGAACCAGTTGCATTGCGCATCCGCGTAACGCCTGGAGGCGCTAACGTTACCGCAGCATAATTAAAGGAGATAAAAAATGCCACAAATCACAGACGCTCAAGGGCTTAACTTTCTGGCCCAACAGGCGCGAGTTCAATCAAACCGGGCTTTTTCGGTTGAATATGACATTGTCAACTACCGCGAACTGGTGCCAGTTAATACAGACTATCCAGAATGGGCTTCCGGCGTTGATTTTCAGATCAGCGACATAGCGGGCGCTGCCAAATGGCAGAGCGGATGGGCGGAAGACGTGCCAAAGGCAGATGTTAGCCTTATGAGCGTAGGGATTGACTTTGCCATGTACGCAGTTGGCTACGGGTACAATGTGGAAGAAGTAGGCAAGGCTATGTTCGCCAATTTCCCGTTGACCGCACGCAAAGCTATCGCAGCCAGAACGGCGGCAGATATCTTTTGCGCTGAAACCGCCTTGTATGGTGGAGGTCACACCGGATGGACGGGGCTTGTCAACCAATCAGGCGTAACGCCTACAGCATCCCCGAATAACGGGACTGGCAGCGCGCGTAACTGGGTTAACAGCAGCAGCATCGCCCAAAAGACGCCAGAGCAGATCGTGGCAGAGCTTAATGGTTTGCTGATGGGCGCGCCCAACGCAACCGGAATCATGACCAGACTTATCGGTGACACCATACTGTTGCCGCCGCTGGCATATCAGCATATCGCTATTACGCCATATGGAACGACATCGCCCGATAGTACCATTTTGCAGTGGTTTATGCGTAACAACATTTACACGACCCGAACTGGGCGGCAGGTGACAGTACGCGAGGAGCCGTGGCTGGCTAATGCTGCAACAGCTTCCGGTGTGGTGGGTCAAGGTCGCGGCATCGGGTATCGCAACAGTCCGGACGCTTTAGAGCTGCCTATGCCGATGCCTTTCAGATTCCTCGGGGTGCATCAACACGGGCCGCTGCAATGGCAGATTCCCGGTATTGGTCGGGTCGGTCAATTGACCATCCTGCGTGATGGGGCCATCCGTTATTTGGATGCGATCACACCAGCGCCAGTATAATCAACAGGGGGCTTCGCCCCCCCCCCTTTAACAGATGGTGAACATGCATAAAGTACATTGCGAGAACAAATTCAATCGCCCGGTATTCCTGACTGCTGATAGCGGATTAAGGGCCGATATCCCAGCTTATGGCGAGTTTGAGGGAGATCTTGACGACCGCCAGTACCATGCTTATCTTGCGCTGGTTAATAATGGCATGCTGATAAACTTGCCAGTGAAAGTCGTAAAAGCCAAGGCCAAAGACGATGGCAGCATACGGGACTGACGTTGATTTTCAAAGCTGGCTAGATTCCTATGGCTTAACGGTCACAGGCAATCTATCCGTCTTGCGCGCAACTGGTAGCTTATATGTCGATTCGGCATATGAGCATAATCTGCAATGCAGCAAACGAACTGGCGGATATGATCAAGAGTTAGCCTGGCCAAGAACCGGGCACAAAGACATACCAGGTGATTCAATCCCGCGTAACTGGATAATTGCCAGCTATCGGGCCGCTTATCTTAATGGCGCCATCCCGGGCTGGTCAACTGGTACCCGTGATGTTTCCCGCATCACCAAGCGGGAAAAGGTGGACGTAATCGAGCGGGAGTTTTTCGAGGAAGGGAAGGCTGGCGAAACATTGGCGGCTCCCGGAATGCCATCTGATGGTATGATTGAGGGGCTGGTCAAGCCGCTTATGTGTCCTGATTATAAGCGTGGCACCAATCAACTATTCAGGGTTATATAATGGGATTTTACGACTACATGGCAAAGGTGGCCACTGATTTACTGGCACCTGACCAGCTAGGGCAAGGAGTTATCGAACTATCGCGGCCGGTGTCAGTCGATGAGGCTAACCCGTGGGGCGAGGATACAGTTTACAACACTGCTACCATTCTGGGAGCGGTTCGGGGCGTCGGCCAGGAATTGATAGGCGTAGAAATTGGAGGGACGGTTATTCAGGCTTCTGATCGGGTAGCCATCTGTGAGGTTTCTCCCATTGGCTACGAAGCTGGCGACATACTGATAGTTGACGGTCATCCGGTGCATATCGTGGCATATCAAACCATCCCGGCGGCTGGCACGCCATGCGCCAGTAAGTTTATCATCCGTGGTTGATCAGGTAAGACAATTCGCGCAACTGCTCGCCAAGATGGAGCCGGAGGTGCGTCGCGGATTTATGGCGTCTGTGGTCGATCTGCAGGCCAATGTAGATTGGCGAGCCTTGCTGGATGGCTTGATCCAGTACGACATTGAGTCGGCAGTCAATGCGCTGCACATAGACCCGGCTGCCTATCAAGCATATTCTGCCATCATGACGGACGTATATGCGCGCTCAGGTGCATCAACGATTGCCGTTATCAAGGCTCAAGGCGTCGGTGATGTTGGTGTACGATTCAGCATGGCGAACGAAATCGCACAGCAGTGGATACGGGAGAATGTGGCCGAAAGGGTGGTCGGGTTTTCCGAGGATCAGAAGCAGGCAGCCAGAAACCTTATCGGGGCAGGATATGAGGCCGGCCAGCATCCTCACGCTATCGGGCTTGATCTGGCTGGCAGGGTATCGGAATATGGACGCGGCCGTGAAGGCGGCATTCTTGGGCTGGACAATCCGCGCGCTGAAAGGTATGGCATTGTTGTGCGCGGCATGCGTACAGCAGAGGGCGTGCGCGATCTGGTGATACGTGGCGCAGATGGCAGCCTGTCTATGCGGTATAAAGTCAACCCAGCCACCGAGAAACGCATTATAAAAGCTTATATCAATGGAACAGCCGTCCCCGCGAAGGATCGAGAAATCAGCGAAAACCAGTATAAGAATGCCCTGCTGAAACAGCGGGCCGATACCATAGCGGCAACGGAAACAGCCAACGGTGTGCTGGGTGGTCGCGATAGCCAGTGGCGGATGCTGGTGGCCAATGGCGATATCGATGCGGATGACGTGGTGAAGCAATGGGAACACGGGCGCGGCCGGGCCGAGCATTACCGGGTGCAGCATTACGCAATTAATGGAAAAAAGGTACAAGGGCTTGACACGCCATTTGAATTTCCGGATGGCATACGCAAGCTTTACGCTCATGATCCGGGTGGGGGCGCTCGCCATAATATCAACTGCGGATGCAACACGACATATTATGTCCGTTAAATTCTCAGACGCAATTGATAAGTGGACAAGACGCTCCAAGAAACGCATGACGGCAGTTCGTCGCCGGGCTATCGTTTATCTGGGGCAGGAGCTTACCAAAACCAAGCCACGCGGCGGCAGGGTTCCGTTACTGACTGGGAACCTTTACCGTTCTTTGTTGGCATCGAAAGAGGGCATGCCAAACATAAAAACAGGAAAATTCACCGGAGACAATGTCGGCATCATAGCTGCAACCATTGAAAATCATGAGGCGGTATGGCTGGGATATCAAGCGGTTTATGCCCGCCGCAGAAACTACGGATTTCAGGGCGCCGATTCTAAAGGGAGGGTGTATAATGAAATAGGTGATTATTTTGTGGAAAACGCCATCTTAGAATGGAAAAATATTGTTGCGCGAGCAATCAAGGACATTAAACAGGAGAATCAATAATGGCAACAGGAGACGTAACGTTTTTCGACCAATTTAAGGTTGATCTTGGTAATAAAATCATGGATTTGGATTCCGACGCGTACAAAGTCGGGTTCATCACAAGTGTGGCTACGCCTACCGCGGCCGCTACGGCTCCACACTGGGGCGGCACCGGCACAACCAACTATGCTACAAACCAAGTAACGCCTGGTGGGAACTACGCAACCGGAGGTCCTTCGCTGGCTGGATTGGCATATACCAACTCGGGCGGCACCGTTAGTTGGAAGGCAAATAAGATTAGTATTGCTCAGAATGCATCTAACCCGACGAATGCTCGCTGGGGGATCATATACAACAATACTGATACCAACAAGCGCGCCGTTGGATTTGTTGACTTCGGTACTGCTCGTGACTTATCCCAAGCATCATTTGAGATACGCTGGGATTCGGTCGACGGCAATGGCACGATTGGTACTCTGGCATGATGACTGTTGAGGAGATCCGCAGCGCCATAAGTAGTGATGAGCAGCTTATGGCTCTGATACCAGACACACAGGCAATTGCTGATGAGCTGTCAGGCAGAGAGTCTTATAAGGTGCCGTTTGAAATTGGAGCGGGCGGAATCCTTGCCACATTAGGTCTGGAAAGAGGTAATGCATTGCTGGATGCCGTCCAATCTACTCCGGGTTTCCGGCATGCGTGGCCAATGATCGAGCAGGGGAGTCTTGACTTAAGCAGCCCAATGGTTGAGATGGCCCTAGGGATGTTGGTACAAGGCGAAGTCATAAGCAGCTCTGAAATGCAGCAGCTATTATCATTATGTCTACGGCCATTAGAGGTGCCTGAAGTTGATGTCAAGCGGGCTATATGGAACGATGACGGTAGTTTGGCTATACAGACAGGAGGTTAACCAATGGCACTAGTTAGATATAAGAAAACGGTGGTTGCGTCTGCCAGCAATGCAGCTGCCGGAACAACGCGCGGTAGATTGGATTTAACCGCCGAAGCCGGTGATATTTATGGCGGCATTATAACGGCAAAGATTACCAATGGCGGTACTGGTCCAACAATCCCTTGCAGTATCAACGTTCTCATCTCGCATGAGACAGTCCTACCGGCCGCTGGAAGTGCTGGTGCAGACTGGAAAACACTGGCTTCGTTTACGGCAACGACCGCAAATAATGCAGTGCTGGAGCAATATTGGACATTTGGTCCGGAGGCAAGGCATATTGAAATAGAGTTCAAAGGTAATACCGCTCAAGCCGTTACAGTGGAAGCAATAGCAACGCTTTATGGAGATTGATGCGTGAAAGGTAAGCTACTCAGAGGCATAACCGGTAGCGTCCAACCACATCGTTTGTTGCACGGGTATCAGGATGCTGTTTTTGCTTGGAGTGGCGAGAATCCATTTGCTAATCTGGCTCAGTCAGATTTATATCGTATTCTGCCCAGGTCGGAATATAAAGATAGCTGGATAAAATCTACGCCCTACGGCAAAGCGTTTAGGGCAAATTACTATTCTGGTAGCGGGCATGGTTACGTGTTCAGCAGTCACGTACCTAGTGCCGATATAACTTATGCCGCAGGGGTTACCGGATACGCAGAATTTATCTATTCAGATAACCTTCAGGAAAATCAATTTATACAGCATTTATGCGCAATAAGTTCATCCGCTGACGGCACTACAGGGAACAGTTATTTCGGTGTTTTAACACTTGGGTTAGAGATTTACCCAGGTGTTGGATTATGTCCAGTATTCTGCATTGGGAATAATACAGTACTGATCGGGTTCGCAGGAGGATGGGCAGACAGCGGCAGCGGTTCTTTGGTGAGTGCTAGTATTCCAGTCGGCGCAAAGGTCAGGCAGATAGTAACATTTGATCCTGTTAGTAAGGCGTACTCCAGTATTCTTGCATTTAACGATGTTGTTTATGAGGCGTCCGGCACAGTCCCGAATGGATTTGCGAGCACAGGATCGTCCATATTGATTGGTGGATATCCCAGAAATGGTGCTCGTGCTGCATATGTGTCGGGGATGCTGGAGGCGGCGATCTGGAATAGGACCATGCCGCCAGCTGAGATGCGAGCGCTGCTACAGCGGCCAAGTATATTCCAGCCTACTGAGTTTATATTTCCATTCTCTTTTGGTGAGTCTTCTGATGGATCAGGTATAATTGATTGTAATAAACCAAATTTAATTTTATCTGCCAATGCTGTTCAAATTATACAGCCAGAATTTGCGAAGGGTAAGCTACTCAGAGGCATAACCGGTAGCGTTCAGCCTCGTCGTTTGCTGCATGGATATCAGGATGCCGTGTTTGCTTGGAGTGGCGAGAATCCATTTGCTAATCTGGCTCAGTCAGATTTATATCGTATTCTGCCCAGGTCGGAATATAAAGATAGCTGGATAAAATCTACGCCCCATGGCCAAGCGTTTAGGGCAAATTACTATTCTGGCAGCGGGCATGGCTACGTGTTCAGCAGTCACGTACCTAGTGCCAATATAACTTATGCCGCAGGGGTTACCGGATACGCTGAGTTTGTCTATTCAGCAGACCTTCAGTCAAACCAATTTACACAGCATTTGTGCGCAATAAGTTCCTCCGCTGATGGTAATACAGGAGACACTTATTACGGTGTTTTAACACTTGGGTTAGAGAATTACCCAGGTGAAGGACTATGTCCAGTATTCCGCATTGGGAATAATCCAGTACTGATCGGGTTCGCAGGAGGGATATCCGACGGTGGTAGCAGTACTCTGGTGAGTGCTAGTATTCCTGTTGGCGCAAAGGTCAGGCAGATAGTAACATTTGATCCTGTTAGTAAGGCGTACTCCAGTATTATCGCATTTAACGATTCTGTTTATGAGGCGTCCGGCACAGTTCTGAATGGATTTGCGAGCACAGGATCGACCATATTAGTCGGTGGATATCCTAGATTTGGCGCTCGTGCTGCATATGTGTCGGGGATGTTAGAGGCAGCAATCTGGAATCGATCCATGCAGCCAGCTGAGATGCGAGCGCTGCTGCAGCGGCTAAGTATATTCCAGCCCACTGAGTTTATATTTCCATTCTCATTTGGTGAGTCTCCTGTCGGCAGCGAGGTAATAAACACCACTCCAGAAACCATAGCGTTATCACCAGTGCAGGCTGGGCTGATCACGACTGAGATATTAAATGCATCAGCCGAAACACTGATCCTGACTCCAGCAGCTGCAAGCATACAAACCACTCTTGCGATTTCTGCTACCCCAGATAGTCTATCGATAGCGGGAATACCTGCTGACATACATGCAACTTTCGGTCTT